GGTGGAGCTGCAGTAAGCCGTGCTGTATTTAACAGCGCTCTTAAGGCTCTTCCACGTAAGTACAAGCAACGTCGTGCAGACCTTCGCTTCTTGGCAGGTTCAAACCTAATCCAAGATTTCCTATATGCTAACAGCATTGGAACAAACAACACAATTCCACAAGATATCGCTTCAAGCGTAATCCGTGGACAAGGTGTACAGCCACTAGGTGGCCCAGCAGGATATGTGGCACCATTCGCATTTGGTATTCCAATTGTTGAAGTTCCACTTCTTCCAGAGGCGCAAGATGGCGACTACTCAGGAGAGACAGGAAACCACGGAGACATCCACTTGACATTCCCAAATAACGTTGTTATTGGTATCAAGCGTGATGTAACTGTTTACCGTTTCTTCTGGCCACGTAAGGACTCAATTGAGTACACAATGTATACTCGTGTTGGCGTCCAGATCGAACAAGCTGACGCTTGGGTCGTAGTCAAGAACGTTAAGGTTGCTTCTTAATTAATTAAGAATTAGACCTGCAAGAAAAGTCCCCCAAATTAATTTTTGGGGGCTTTTCATTTTAATTTAAGGATGCTATAATTGATTTACCTAGAAAAAGGAGAATGTATGTCATTTGAGACATTAAAGGTAGCAGAGCTAAAGAAGATAGCCGATGATTTTGCGGTAGACGCAAGTAGCCTCAGGAGTAAGAACGATATTATTGCAGCCCTAGCAGAAGAAGGCGTGACATGGGCAGTTTACAAAAAGACGTTGAAAGACGTTGAAGATGCAGAAGATATTTCTGATGAAGTACTACCCAAGTTTGATCCGAAGAAGGATCTTGCTGAAGATACAGTACTTGTCAGAATGACTAGAAAGACGCTCAAGAAATTTTTGACAAGGAGGAAGGTTTTCGTTTAGCCACACCAAAGGAAGTACAAGAGTACTACGGCTAATCTAAACCTAAATAAATGGCTGAGATATTATTAAATACAAATTCCCCAGTAAAGCTAAAAGTCTTTTGGAGGGGACAGCCACAAGATGCGGATAGCAATCCTATTGTAAAGATTTATGACATTACAGAGGATCCAGCTATTACCCCAGCAATTCTGCCAGGACAACTTCTTCAGACAATTACTTCAACAAAAGTAGAAACTGATCAAGGTGTCTATGAGGCATATCCTCCGCTGTCTTTAACTACAAGAAATAGAACTTTAAAGTTTTTGTGGCAGTACGATATAGGCGGAGAAAGCATTACGAAAGAGCACCTTGTTTTCTGTGTTACTCCATATTGCGATATTACTCAGGCTATAGGTGATTTAGGATTTGGGGTAGACCCATCAGATCCAAATCACAAAACATATGACGAGATTCTGGCCGCTGAAAGATATGCCCGTAAAATTATTGAAAATTATACAGGGCAGAACTTCTACTTATATGATGATGTTCAAACAGTTTATGGCTCAGGCTCAGATGTTCTTCCTCTACCATATAAACTAAATACATTGCATGAACTATATCAGAATGATATTCTTTTAGAAGACACAATTAATAATGTTTATAACTGGGGCTACAATGCACAGATCTCAGAATCGGGTTTTGGTATTAGGGTAAATAGAGCTAACATGCTGGACAATACTGTGTATACAGCAAATGGAATGGTTCCGCCAAGTATCAATTACTCTGGCAGCGGAATGTTCTTTAAAGACTATACATATCGTGTTCAGGGCAGATATGGCTGGGAGAAGGTCCCAGATGAAATTGAAATCGCATGCGTTGAATTGATGAGAGACTATTTCTCAAGAGATAAAATGTGGAGAAACAAGTATGTCAAGAACGTCAAGACATTTGACTGGAACTTTGAATATAATGGAGACTCATTTATGGGCACTGGCAATTTATATGTAGACAAGCTTTTGGATGCGTATGTATTGACTCAAATGGTAGTGATCTAAATGAATGACCTCATAGACTCCGTTCTGTCTATGAAAATGGACGTATATCGTCAGTTTGATACACAGAATGAGGACACAGGAGCCATCGTAAGAGAATGGCACTATTATAAGACTGTTGACTGCCACGCCAAAGGAGTCATTAGCAATTCTGCAACAACTAGATCAAGCGACAAGCAGATTTTTGATAACAAATATACTAACGATCAAATTATTCAGGTTAGAACTTCTGAGAGAATCACAACCAGAGAAAAGGTTACTAATATCAGAGATAACCATGGCAACATTATTTGGATAGAGATTAACTTTCCAACAGATAGCCCAACCGTATTTGAAGTAATGGGAACAACGCCAATCACAGATCCTTTTGGCAGAGTTCTTGCATATAACTCATCTATGAAGAGATCGGAGAATCAGAAACTTGGACAATAGCAAAATGTTAGTTCAGGCAGCCAGTGGTCTAGAAAGACTTATGGTCGGCCAGTCTAATGGTCCCCTAAAGGACAGCACAGTTGCTCAAATTTCTGCATACGTATATTACACATCTCAAGTTATATCTAAACTAACAACAAGCAAAGCATTTCAAAACAAATTTTCTAAGACCCTATTCGATCAGATTCAATTAGACTTTGGGGCATACATAGATGCTCAGGCTAGAGTAAAGCCTAGATCAATGCACCATGTTTATGAATGGAAACGTACTGGAGATGTAACTGCCAGACTATTTAAATTAAAAAAGATATCACAAGATGGACTTTCCTTTAAATTAAACTATGAATTACTTCCTTCTAAATCTATGGTTCCTACAAGCAAAGGCAAGCACCGCCACGTATTTGCAAGTAAAGCTTCTGTGATGGAAGCTGGGATGCCCGTAGTAATCTCTCCTAGGTCATCTGAGCGACTTGTATTCGAATCTGATGGTATTACAGTCTTTATGCCCAAAGGGGCCTCAGTGACCGTTAAAAGGCCTGGAGGGTCTGGTGTTAAAAACCAGTTTGGGCTTGCCTACAGCATATTCTTTTCGGGACAATTAGTAAGCTCATCAATTAAAAAGTCGGGGTTTCAAAAGATATTTAACTCTGGAGTAACAAAGGCACTTAAACTACCGCCAAACATTAAAACAGTTCAATATAAATTTTCAGCAAATTCAATTAAATTACAGGCAGATGCTAGTCTAGTGGCAGCATTTGGAGGAGCACTATGACACCAAACTATAAATTAGACGCAATGCTTGAGCTGCGTAAATTCATATGGGAAGAATTAAAGACGGCAGGCCTATTTGAAGCATCAGATTATTACAGCGATAATATAGGCCAAGAGATTGTCCCAATTATTCCAGTACAGCAGATAGCAGAACTTAATCAATTTCTAAGCGGCAAGCCTCATATTGTCTATGACAAGATCGGAACCTCATATTGTAAACAAGTGGTCTGGATTGTCAGATAAATTTAAATTCCATAGCATATTCATAGCAGATATTTCCCCTACTACCCCATCTGAGGAGCTTCAGGGATTTTTCTCTGCCGACGTAATCCTAGAGGTCAAATACTCTAGAATGGCTGATGTGAATGGCAGATTCCTCTAGATTTGCCTTATTACCTTAAATGGCCTAAAATTGGACATAGAGGAAAGGGTCTAGCCAACCAAAAAAAGTTTTAAAAAAATTAAATATTTATTTTAAATAATAGGAGGTTAAAGTGGCAACATTTAATAATGCCAAGAATATTCTCGTTGGAGCATCACCATTGTTCCTTTCAGAGAAAGATTCTACACAGTCAGGTTATGTCGAAAACATGGAACCAGGCGCTTCAACAGGTGTTGCATTCTCAACAGGTACATCATATACCACAACTTTGAATGCAGACTCATCTGATAAGTACCGCAACGTTGGTTACACCAACAATGGTCTTCAAATCACATATAACCCAACATTCGATTCAGTAACAGTAGATCAGCTTCTTGATACAGCTAAGCTGTTCAAGTCTGCTATGGAAGTTATGATTGCAACAGAAATGTCAGAAGGAACTCTTGAGAACGTGCTCGTCGTATTCGGCCAGGGCGGAACAGATACTTCTTCAGATCCAATCTCAGCAACAAATACACTTACAACAACTACAACTTACTCACAGGCATCACCAACAACAGCAGGAACCAAGACTCTTGGCCTTGCAGCTGGTGCTCTTGGAGTAGCTCCAACAGAGCGTCAACTTATTGCAGTAGGCCAGGCACCAGCAGGCTCAAACGACAAGATCGTTTCAGCAGAGCGTGTATATTATGCACGTCGTGTGCTTTCAGTACAGCAATCACAGTTCTCGCTAGCTCGTAACGCAGCAACCACATTCCCAGTAACATTCCGTCTGCTTCCAGACGGTAATACAGCATATGCTGGCCAGGAATATGGAAAGATTATTGACCGTATCCTTACAGTCACTGCATAATAATATTAAGTTATTATAACCAGAAGCCCCCATTAATTTGGGGGTTTTCTGCTTGTATTAGTAATAGTATTTTAGTATAATGATTTAGACGATCCTAGGAGGATAAATTGGCAACTACAATATATGACGTAGAAGAGATTGAACTACAAAATGGGGATAAGGCTAAGCTTAAGCCCCTTACAATTAAAGAGCTAAGAAAATTTATGGCGGCCATTCAAAAGACCGCAGACTCAAAAACAGAAGATGAAACACTTACAGTGTTAATTGATGCATGTGCAGTTGCACTTGAAAGACAGTTACCTGAACTAGTAAAAGATAGAGACGCATTAGAAGATGCTCTGGACGTACCCACAATCAATCGCATTCTTGAA